ACCTACTGTTTTAGTTAGTGTAATATCTGCTTCAACCCAAACTCCGTCTATAGAGTATGCTCCATATTCTGTTATAAGATAATCTCTAATTAATTCTGTTATTTCAAATATTACATAATTGTTAGAACCTATTATATCTTTACTAATTGTATAAGTAGCTGATGCAGGTTTGTCTGTTGTAAGCGTACCTGAATATATAAATAAATCCATTGACGCAGAACTTAACGTACCTGACGCAGGTGCTACCTTTATGTAATATGGACTTCTTGCGTTTATTATTGTACTCATTCTATACTGTTTTCTATGTCTATTGCAAATGCTTCTGTTAATTCTGGTGGCAAGTTTTTAAATGCCTTCTCAAAAGGTTTAGTAAAAAACATACTTGGTTTAATACCGTACATAAATATACTTCTAGCTATTAAGAAGTTTAAACTTTGTCTTGGTATAAACCTACCTTTCTTATCTCTTGGTGCGATACCTTTTCTTACTGACCATTTATCTAAACTGCTAGGTGGTGGCATCTTTGACTTAAAACTAAATGGCGTATCAAACTTTCTTTTCTTTCCGCTAACTCCTTCGTCTTGATAAGCTCCGTATTCTTCCATTATAAAACGTAAACCAAAAGCATTTTGAGATACTTTTAAGTCATAATCTAAACTATCATATAATCTCTTACTACTATTTTTTTTGTCTTTAGTTAAGTTAGTTCGTGCCTGTTTTATAACGTATTTAGCAAAGTTGTTTAATATGTCTTTAGTTTCTTTTAAATCCATTAACAATTACTTACGTTGTTTTCTATTAATATGTTCATCGTACAAGCCCATCCTGCTAACTGGTTTTCAAATCTTTCATAAAAAGGTTCACAGCTCGGGTCGCCATCTAATTGGTATCTATCTCTATATAACGTGCCACCTCTTAACAATACTATTAATCTATTTAATACTGCTAATTGAGAGTTTAATACATCGTGTTCGTTATTATTGCCAGTAAATATATCTGTCTTGTTTTCTTTGTTTATATCTACTATATCCATTGACATAATAGTTATGTTAAAATTCAACACTTGGTCTTGCGGTGTCACACTATTTATAATAATATGACTTAAAGGAAATATAGTTTGTTTAGATAAATCTATTTCTGTAATATCTCCTGTTGTTACTGTATTGACATTTATGTCGTCTAATAGCTTGTCTTTAATTGTATCTAGTATCGTGTAAAAAGCTGTTATACCTCTATTACTCATCTTAATTTAGTTTTTAATTGTTTTGATTCCGCTTCTGCTTTGTCTTTCATAAATGCTAAAAAGTTTAAACATTGATGTACATTTAGTTTAGTGATATTTTCAATTCTTCTAATATCTCCTTGAGCGAGTGCGTAAATTGATTGATACCATCCCCACTTCTGACCAAACTGTCCTGCAGGTGTATAGTCCTGTCCTCCTCCTGCTCCAAATAATTCGTCATAGTTTTCGACAAGTCGATGCCTAAACGATAAAAAAAAAGTATAGAACCTAATACTGCATCCATAGGCATATTTTGCATTATCTCTGGATTCTCTGCTGTGTATTCTTTTATTGTGTATTTGTCTTTTAGCTTATTCTCTATAGGTCTATAAAGTACATTCATTGCTATCTCCATTTTTTCCCAGTTGCCTAAATAAGTGTCTAGGTCTATATATTCTCCTAATGTCATATCGTCTAGGTTTGGAACAAAGCCATACTCTACACCATTCATTACAAATCTTTGTTTAAGTTTTGGTTTCTGCTCAAACATCTCTGTAAGTATAGCTGTAATTCTGTGTACGTCTGTAGCTCTCATTTTAATCGCATCTGTGAGCTTTATGCCACAAAATATTTCCATCATTTTAGATGTTAGAAATACATCGTCATTATTATTCTCTTGTACTTTTAGAAACTTTTGATACTGATGTAATTTGATTTCTGATAAATCATTAGGTATCGTAACTTTAACTCTCATATATATATATCGAAAATTAAAGACGATTTTTAAATAAAGCATAAAAAAAGGCGACCATTTCTGACCGCCTATCATTCAACTAGTTATTATAGAAATAACAATAACTTAAAAAACCAACACTATACTAGTTGAACGCTGAATAGTAAAGTGAATAGTAAAGCACCTATATAAACAAATGCCTTTACAAATAAATCACTTAATATAATTCTTTCTATAAGTTTTTTCATAATACTTCTTGTAAAATTTGTGTTTCCCATTGCTCAATAATATCTGCATCTATCAGTTCTACAATGTTTGTTTTGTCAATTAATACTTCTGTAATAAAAGCATCTGGTTGTCTAGGAGCTGTGTGATAATCTCCGTCACACCCTTCGTCTAAAGCATATACAACTTCAAACTCTATATCTTCGTATTTAATTAAAGTAGTTTTTTCCATTTGTGTTTTGTTTTTAAATTATACTCAAAGATAATACTTTTTTATTAATTAACAAATTTTAATAACTTTTTTTTATTGAATAGTATATTTCCCTCTATTTGGATTCTCTAGTTGCATCATTAAAGCGTATCTAGCTGCGTCTATACAGTCAGGATGCGTACCTGTAGGTTTCTGTATATTATTGCCTTCTTTGTCTTTTGCCCATACATATCCTTGTAATTCTTTAATTAAGTTCTTGCTTCTTGATGTTACATATATCTCATTTTGATTCATAAGATTAATGCCATATACTACTGAATTATTAAACTTCTTTACGCCAGATATTTTATGACCGTAAGCTCGTATCTCATTTATTGATTTCGGTTCTGCACTATCTGCGTATATATGCTCAAGGATTACATTGTCTTTTAAGTATCTGCTTATATCTCTATTTAACATTCCTTTTTGATATAACACCTCATCAAATATATATGCATTGTTCCATTTGTATAATCGTATATATGCTGAAGGGTCTATGCTATATCCAAAGTCAAGACCTCCGCAAAGTAATCTAGCTTCTTCAGGTAATTTGTCTATAGGTTTCCAGTCAGGTATGCAAACACCTTCTAAACTTCCTATTTCTCCTAATCCGTATACTTTCCACCAGTTCGCCCAATATGTACTTGTCTTTGCTTTATCTCTTGCTTTTTCTATTTCTCTTATAATCGTGCTAGGCAAACTATCATTGTCTTTATAAGTCAAAGTAACAAAGTCAGTATCTTCTTGTCCTATCAATTCTTTATCAACCCAAAACAAACTACTAGGATTATAGTCAAGCCATACGTTTCCAGATGTTCTAACTGCTAATTGTTGATAGCTTTCAAAATCCACATTATTGCACTCATTAATAAATAAGTCAGTTCTTCTCGCTCCTCTTAATCTGTCTGGTTGGTCTGTGCTAAAGAACTCTATATAACTACCTGTGCTAAATTCGTATTTTAAGGTGCTTTTATTGAACTTTCTGTCATCGTACCTATTGGTTAGTTTAAGTATGTTAAGAAAGTCCTTTAAAGCGCCTCTACGCAAGTGAGGTATACTTTCTGCTACTACGCTTATTTCTTTATAGTTTTCTTTAATCGCATAATCAATAAGTATCATTAATATAGCAATAGTTTTTCCTGCAGAAGAACCACCTCTAACTATGCGTATTCTATTCTCTAGTTTTCTTAAACGCTTTACTGCTTGTGTTTGAGTGAACATTAATCAACAAATAAAGGTACATCTTCGTTTATATGTATATCCTTTGTTTCTTTTGGTTTACCTGCGACATAGTTATAATATAGCTGTACAAATTTAAAGTCGCCTTCTTCTAGACCTTCTTTAAGAGCTTTAAATGCTAAAGGTTCTAATGGTGTTAGTTTCTCTATTAATTGTACTTCTTCTGCTTTAGGTTTACGACCTGCTCCAATACGTTTACCTCCTCTATTTTCTACTTTCATATTTTTGAAAAACTTTGATTAATCAAAATGTTTTATATCTATATATCGAAAAATAAATCAAATTTTAGTCAGTTGTTTCTAATTCTTTTTTTGCCATTGTATTTACAATTAAAGCGAGTTCGTCTATGTCTTTATTGCATATGTAGTTTAGCTTGAGTTTTATAAGCTCTAATTTTGCTTCATTGTTTGCTTTTCCTAAATCAGTAGTTATACAATTAAGCCACTCAAGTAAGTTCTTATTATAGTGTCTGTATATGTCCCAGTTTTTAATACTGTGCAATACTGTAGTATGGTCTGAAGATTTGCCATTAGCTATGTAGAAGTTTTTTATATCGTGCAAGGTAAGTTTCTCATACTTATATAATATAATTGAAAGTAATGACCTTGCTTCTATATGTTCTAGCTTTCTTGTGTTTTTAAATACATCTAGGTTTGCTAATTTGTTTACTTGGTTTGCTATTCTCATAGCTCTTTTAGTATTTACTTTTTTCTTTTTTCTCATAATATTCTTAATTGACTTTGATGTTCTTTAATTCGTTTCTGTGCAGCTTCATAATAATCTTTGTCTATTTCGTACCCTGTTAAATCATAACCAAGATTATGACACGCTATTGCGATGCTTCCACTACCTAAATGAGTATCTAATATTTTATTATTCTCATTTGCATACTTCATTAATAACCATTCATAAAGTTTTACTGGTTTTTGAGTTGGGTGTATTCTTTCTCCTCCGTTATTATTTGCATCTTGCAACGCAGCACCTCTAGGCATCGTAAATATTCTTAAAGCTCTGTTAAAAGATGTCCACGCTAATTCTCCATCTGCTAGAGAAAAATCTCTTTGACCTTTATCCCAAAGAATCCATCCCATACTTGGTTTTAAATATTCAGTCATATAATTACCTCCCCATACTATTTGATTTTTAGATATTCTAAATAACTGTTTAAAATATTCAGGAGTAGGAATGTCTTTGTCCCAATCTGTTTCTTTATATTTTTTATAACCCCATTTTTTTCCTCCTGCATTTTGAGCTTTATCTGCACCAATACCATAAGGAGGGTCAACGATAGCCAAGTCAAATTGATTGTCTGACATTCCTTTCATTGCCTCCATACAATCCATATTATAAATGTTTATCATTTTATAAGTGATAAATAAGAATTTAATTCTCTTTCAATATAAGGTCTAAATTCAGCTATAGAAGTTAAAGCAGGATGATTTCCTTGAGCCATCTTATCATACTCTCTAAACAAATAATCCATAAGCTGTATATTACCTTTTGCTTTTACATTTCCTACTATAATCATTTCTCTTATTTGGTATGCCTGTATTTTTGTTTTACCATACTTTGTCACTAAAGCAGATATATTCTTACAAAGATATTTTGCAAACTCTATATTCAATATTTTACTTTTTCCTTGTTTAAAAACGCCAACAGTTTTGCCAAAATATATATGTATCATATTTCCTGCTGTTATTGTGTTTTTATTTTTAATTACAGCTTCATATACTAACTTATAATCTTTATTGTGTTCTTTAAATGATTTTAAATAGTTTAATGTATTCCATCCTCTATTAGAATTATTTAAGCTAATTATTGTATTTAAAACCTCTAATTCGTTTTTATCATTTAGCCAGTCAACTATATATGCAGGTATAGTTTTTTGCTTCATTCTTCTAGCAGATTCAACTCTATGCTGACCTTCTAAAATTAAACCAGTTGCAGAAATTGTTATAGGCAAAAGCCATCCATATTTATTTAATTTCTTATCAAAGTTTTCAGAATGTTTTAGAAATAAATCTCTATTTACTTTAGCTATTTTTAAATCCTTGATTTGATAGTTAGGTGTAAATGTACCTTTTTTAAGTGTTTTTATTCTCATATCGTTTTATTTTATATTTAATTTTTATTTATAATGTTCCTGTTATAATATAATCGTCTAGGTCTGCACCATCGACAAAAAATGTTTTGTATATATCTACTGCTTTTTTAGTTAGTTCTTCTCCGTCTTTATAAAACTCCTCGCTACATTCAAATATACCTATGTCTAAACTTCCTTTGTCTACTACAAGAAATTTAAACTGGTCATAAGTAACATCAAAGAGCTGACAATATATATAGCATTGTACACTATATAAATATTTCTTTGCAGAGTGATAAAAGTTCTTTATGCCTCCTGAAGTTGTTTTTAAATCTACTATACCTTTATTACTTAATACATCTGCTTTGCCTCTAAATGGAAATCCGTATATGTCGCCTATTGCAGGTACTTCAAATTCACAGTTAGTTATGAGTTGTAATGCTTGTTCGTTTCTGAATATCGCATCTGCTACTTTCTCTGCGTTTTGTTTCTCTACTCTAGTAAATACTTGACCGTGTTTCGCTACAGCTTCTTTATATGCTTTTGTATTCTTACTCGCTACATCTACAAAGATTTGTTCTTCAAATTTGTCTGGTTCTAATACTGCAAGATGCACAAGTGAGCCATCTCTTAATGCTTGACTTTCTGGACTTCCATACTGACTTACATAAGCATACTTTTTAGGACTGTCTAATAAGAGTTTTAAAGAACTGCTACTTAATGCTAGTTGTCCTAACGTATCATAGTAATAGCTGTCATCATACATCTTTTTAAGTACGTCCTCTTTCTTATAATTCTTTTGGTCTAATAGTTTTATTTGCATTTGTTTTTCCAATTTTTATAAAATTCTTTATTATCATTAAACTTTCTTTCTCTGACACCTCTAATATCTAATACAGATATACCAGTTTCTTCTGCAAATTGCCTTCTTACTTTAGTTTTTTCCCAACATTTATCTTCGTTTGATTCATTGTCATACCACAAATAATAATCTTGAGTATATTTTATTCTGTATAATTTCATTGTTTTGTTTTTAGTGTTTTATCATTTTTAAATATTACTTGTTCTGCTGTTCTAGCTCTTTCATACCACTTATGCTTTTCAATCATTATTTCTTCTTCTCGTGACTGTAGTATATGATTTTCTGTTTCTAGCATATTAGTATATAGATACATTTGATTTATGTTACCTATAAGATTTGCTATTTGTTTCTTTTTCGCACCTGTAGATTTCTGGTATGCTTCCTTTAGAAAGTAACCTATCA